CTGAAAGTGTTAATTTAAAACTGAAACTATTAAGATAAAACTGAAAGTGTTAATTTAAAACTGAAGAATCCATGATAGTAAAATTACAATTCATAAGATATTCTATAGAGGAACTAGAAGAGATTGACAAGAAGCTTCCTTTACTTCCTGAAGGAACTATCGTACCTCATACAAGAGACAGTTTTGGGAATGTGTATCTTAATCTTAAGGAAGTTATATGTTGGTCTGAACACTATGACCCATTCAATGATACCTACCTTCCTGTAGTAAGTGTGATTCTTAGAAATGGACACGGAGAGTCTTTACCACTATTACAAGTGGACCATGAAGTTTTTAAGTCTTTATGGGAAACTGCAAATTGTTGTGAAGTCTTTGATGTGCAAGTGAAAAATAAGCAAAAGGAAAATATAAAAAATGAAGACGATAAAGAAAACAGTAACACTCCCCCAGGAGAGTTATAATAGGATGCACCTAAGCATCATCAATTCACTACTTCCTGTGCAACTTACCCCTAGAGAAATAGAGGTTCTTGCTGCTTTTATGGATTACCATTGCTATGAAGAAGAGAAAAATCTTTTTAGTACTGACAACAGAAGAGATGTTAGAGCGAGACTTGGGCTATCCAATGGAGGGCTTGGGAATTACATTAAGTATTTTTTTAACAAAGGCTTTATATATAAGGCAGAAAGTGGCTACTATAAAATACAAAAATTTTTAATACCTGAACAAAACCAACAGGAATATGCATTCACTTTAAAAGTAAAGGAGGAGATAGAGTATGGGGAGGTTGAGTGATAGAGTCATTGCAGAGTTTTACAGGGAAGTTGCTAAAGACAAGTACCCACACATTTCTTTTGAACACGCTAAAGAAATGATAAACCTCCCTTTCAAATTTTTAGCAGAATCTTTAAAGGGGGAAAAGTTAAACACACACTTCTTTCCTTATATAGGAAGATTTAAGATACGTAAATATAAAGCAAAGGTACTTTGTTCTATGTACCCTAAGTGGGTGGGACAAGACAATGGTTATAATATGACTCAAGAAGAGTGTGATAGAATTACAAAACTTATAAAAGAAGCTATAGATGAAGAGTAAACAAGAGCTTAAAGAATTTTTAAAAGATGTGCTGTACTACATGCAAGGAAACATAAGACATTTCTTTTACTACAGTTGGTTACAGTTTCTACTTAGGAAACACATAAGAAAACAAATAAGTCTTAGGATAGCCATTATGGATATCTCTTGTCTTAGGAATGGACATTGTTTAAAGTGTGGATGTAAGACTCCACATTTACAAATGGCGAATAAGACATGTGAAGGTAACTGTTACCCTACAATGATGAATAAGAAAGATTGGAAAAAATTTAGTGAGAATAAAAACATATACGAATGGAAAAGTACTTTAAAGAAAACGAATTCTATCGTGAAGTAAGAGAAGGAGAGCAATCCGAGTTTACTTTTGAAACTTTTGAATATGCCCCTAAAATAAAAACAATAAAACCTTCTTGTAGGTGTGTGAAAGCTTTGTATGACCCAAAGATAAAGGGAGTCAGAATGGTAGCTAAAGGAGAAAATATACCAAAACACCTAAGGGGAATAAACACTGTCACAGTAAGGAAATTTGCTACAGTGACCTTTGAGGATGGTATTACTGAAGTAATAATGGCTCAAATTAAAATTAAGAGATAATGGCTCACTTATTTGAAATAACAGGAAATATTGCATACCCCAATCCAGAGACACTTAGAATTTCTCCTTTTAAAGAAATATGGGAAAGGGACAAGAGTAAAGGAAAAGAAAAAGCCCTATTGGAGTTCTCTTATATAGAGTTTATGGTTTCTGTAAAGAAGTCTAATCCTTTTAAAGGGTATGAAGATGACCGTAGAGAGGCAGCTATTATGGAACATGTCATTAAAAACAAGAAGTGGAAACCTGATACCCTTATTGTAGAAGGTATGCAACTTATCAAAAAGATACAGGAAGAAGCTTCTCCTACACTACAACTATTCACTTCTGCTAAGAACTCTTTGAATAAATTAAGACAATTCTTAGATACTGTAGATTTAACTGAGGTTAATCCTAAAACTTTAAATCCTATTTATAAACCAAAAGATTTAACCTCAGCTTTAATAGACTTAGAAAAAGTAATGACAAACTTTAACTCTCTAGGGCAGAAAGTGGAAGAGGAACTTTTTGAAGAAACAAGAAGAAAAGCAGGAAAAGAGATTAGTCCTTTTGCAAATCCTGAAAGCCTAAAACATAGTTAATATGGCAAGAAAAAAGTTGATAGTCAGAGATGAACAAGGTAAGTTTCTAAGAACAGATGTTTTTAGAGAGGCTGCTCTATACTTCTCAAAACATGGTTGTTACACCCCAGACCCTTATTTGTCTCCAGGATGGTATGACTACTGGAGAGAGCAGAGAAGAAGGATTATGGATGGATATTCTGTGGCTGGGGTTAAGATTACAGGAGAGCATTATTTTTACCTCAACTTCTGCCCTATAAAAAAAGCAGAGGACACAAGTAAGCATAAGACTAAGAAGGTGACAGATTTCCCCGACTTTTGGGATGGAGACTATCAGTACTTTTGGTGTAGACAAATTGCAAAAGAGGGACTTATAGAGTCCTTAGATATAGATAATAAGACTAAAAAAGAATATTACACAGCTACAGATGAAGAAAAAGAAAAGATTTTAGAAGAACTGTTTAAAACACTGAAGCTTCAAGTAAAAATAAAGGGTAAGAATCTAAAAGGAGGGTGGAACTTTATTGTAGGAAAATCTCGGAGACGTGGTTATAGCTATAAAGCAGGAGCTGTAGGTGCTAGAAACTATTTTACAAAACCAGCTTCTCTCACTATTTACGCTGCCTATGAGAAAGGGTTCTTATACCCTAATGGTGTCTTTAGTATTTGTAAGAACTTCATAGATTTTATCAATGATAACACAGCTTTTACAATGCCTTCAGATACTATTGATAGGCAGAATCACTTACGTGCTTCTTACATTGAGTATAAAGATGGTGTAAAAATTGAAAAAGGTTTTAAATCAGAAATACTTGCAATTTCCTTTAAAGATGATGCAGATAAGGCTAGGGGAAAAGATGCTGAAGATATTTTCTTTGAAGAAGCAGGGGCATTTGGTACACCAGAACTTCTTAAGAATTCTTATGCAGCTACAGAGGATTGTGTAAGAGCTGGTACTTTAAAGACAGGTATGATAACTATCTTCGGAACTTCAGGAGATATCTTAGGAGGTACAGCAGACTATGCAGAGATGTTCTTAAGTCCTGAAAAGTTTGGGTTTCTTCCTATGGCTAACATTTGGGATGAAGGATATGCAGATTCTGAATGTGGATTTTTCCATCCTACTAATTGGAACTCAGAAGGTTTCTATGATGAGAATGGAAATTCAGATTTTGAAGGAGCTAAAAATATAGAAATAAAAGAGAGAGAAAGACTAAAAGCTTTAGGCAGCTCTTCTTCACAAATACAAAGAAGAATGCAAGAAAGACCTCTTGGACCACATGAGGCATTTGCTGCTATCTCAGTAAACACTTTCCCTATAGTAGAACTTACAAGACAGTTGGAAAAAGTGAGAGCCAATGATTGGCAAAACACAAAAGGAAAACCTGTAGAAATTTTTTATAGTGATGGGAAAGTAAGAATCAAACCTATATTAAAAGCATGTAACCCTATAACCAGTTTTAGAAATGTCCCAGAAGACAAGTCTGGTGTAGTCATTATGTATGAAGAAGCTGTAGACAATCCTCCTAAAGGTTTGTACAAAATAGGGTATGACCCTGTAAGACAGGATTCTGGGACATCTCTAGCAGCTATAGTTGTATATAAAGGTATAAGAAAAGGAGACTTTACTAAAAATAGAATTGTTGCAGAATACATAGGAAGAAAGAACACTACTGAAGATATTGATAGAATAGCAGAGCTATTGGCTGTATATTACAATACTCAAGTAATGTATGAGAATGAGGTCACGGGGACTAAGAACTATTTTAGAAGAATTCGAAGATTAGACCTTCTTGCAGTGCAACCTGATGCAGTTATTTCTAAAAATATTAAACAATCTAAAGTTGCAAGGGTTTATGGCTGCCACATGAATGCCAGTCTTAAGGATGCAGGGGAAAGATATGTAAATGATTGGCTTTTAGATGTTGCAGATTTTGATGAAAATGGTTCTCCAATACTTAATTTAGAGTACATATATTCTATCAGATTTTTAGAAGAGTTGATTTCTTATTATAGAAAAGGTAACTTTGACTACATTTCTGCATTCTTTATGTGTATGTTTCAAGTTCAAGAAGAATCACTGGGGAAGGAGTATTCACAAAAGGAAAACAATTCTAATGCAAGAAATTTAATTCAAATGATAGGAACTATGTACAGATAATGTTTATATTTGTATGAAAGTTTTTAAAAATTTTTAAAATGGATGACACAGGAATAAAACACACACAAAGACTTTCTTATAAACAGAAAGAAGCAAATGGTAAAAAATGGTACAAAGACCAAATAGACCTCTATGTAAAAGAACATGGGACTTACTTGGGGTACAGTAGTTTTGAAGAGGACGTCTCAGAAACTCGGAGAATGCTTACTGTGTACAATCTTATGAACAATATTCTAGACTTAGAGGATTTTAACTATATCTGTAAACCTTTTGGAGAAGAGTTAGGAGAGTTGCCAGCAAGAATGGTAAATAGAGACATATTTTCTGGTAAAATAAAA